GGTCGCCATACTCGATGCCCCTGTCGAATAGTGTGTCTCCAGCACTTTCGAGCCATTCATTTAATGATTTCTGTGTATCGGACACTTGCTCTCCCTCTCTTATATCCTTCATTAAAGGCCCTAGCTTTGGCTGAACTCCAAAGAGCCCACAAGTAAAGGCCGAAGAATGGAACGCCGATGGTTATTGCAAAGACTTGAGTATCAGATAAATTAGGAAACATCTGCGCTCACCCCATATTTATCAAGCCAATATGCAGAGATTTCAGCCTTAGATAAACGACCTCTTAACTGCTGCTTACCCATTCGCTCTTTAGCAAATCGTCTTATTATTGATCCCTTAACCCAATTTGTCCCATCAGTCCAAGCACCAGCTTGAGAATCAAATCGAATAAGAGCTACTTTATTTACCATCTAGCAATCATCTCCTTCATTTCATCATCCAGACTTGCAATTGCATTGTCATTGGTTCTGACGTAGGTGTTTCCGTTACTGTGAATTGATCCTTCACCAACGACAAAACCCTTATATTTAATGTCAATCCCCTCGCCTACTTGACCAAAGAACCTAAGTTCCTCATCAACGCTGTAATACAAGTGAAAGCCATTTCCTGTGCTGACTGTATAAGTTGGCTTCATCCAATCGCGGATATCACCACCATTTCGAAAATCGACATCTAATACGACTAGACCGCTGGCTTGGCAGTTGATTCCATAATTCATTCTAGGATCAACTGAAAACCAAAAATCAACCAGTTGCCAGTCATTAGTAGCATCAAGATGACCTCGCTTTATTAGGTCAAAATGCGGTAATTTATTGCGCGATTTAACTGGCAGGACTTTCCAACCATTTAAAATCGCTTGAGCAGCTGAACCCTTTATTGATTTACTCTCAGCAATAATGGCTAAATCAGTTGCTAAATTGCTTATATATGACATTTGTTGCTCCCTTCTAAACCCTAGTAAATGGATTTAGTGGGTTAAATGTATTTGCTTAAATCTATTTAGACAAGTAATAGCTCGGCGAGTCGGATATCAAAGAAGCCGCACAGCCTCTCGCTATGGGCTTTGTTGCTAAAATCGGTTGTAATCGGCAGACTTTTCAAAACCCACTCAGGCTCGATTAGAGCCCCTAAGTCGAACTGGTAGATGCCCTTAGGTGTCGCATTGATATAAAGGGTCTTAGCGCCTGTCCTAGCCCTTATATCGGCCAGATAATCCCACTTCTTCTTCTCAATCAATAGGCGGTCGTAATGCGTTCTACGACATTTAAGCTCAATATAAGAATCGCTAGTAATGCCATCTGCTCGGTCGGTCGCTGATAAAGGCGTCAAGTCTGGGTAAAGCGACTTGAGAGCCTCGAATAACTCGACTTCTCTAAAGTAGATTAGTTATCTTCCTCGCCATCTTCCCAACCAATTTTCTTTATTGGGTCATCGGCTGGCACTATCCAATCAGGGTAAGAGCTACGATCCATAGCAAAAGCAAGTGAAGTGCCTTCGTCCATACCAGCTCTGCGACAAGCTTTATAAACTTCATTGGCCGCAATAGCCCAGAAGTCAATCTTTGTTAAAGGCGTCTCTTTAGTAGTGCGCTTACGCTTTACTGGCTTCTTACTTACGCGCTTTCGCGTTGCCATTTCTGACCCCTCTCGCTAGGGCCAATTCTAGCTGAGACTCCATTTTATCAAGGCGCGACACTATTGGAATATTCTCCAATTTAATTATGTAGCGAAGGCCAGCAATTAGTAGGGCAATTGATCCTAAGACTGATGCGACTAGGGTTGCTAATTCAGCTGCAACCATTATCGGACTTTGCCGTATCGCTCGTAGTTAGGATTAAGCCAGTTAATGATGCTAGGCAAGACTGACACTAGAGCGGCATTTGCAATCGCATTGAGGTCGAATCCCACCGCTAGATACGTCGCTAGGGCTGTCGCTAGGAATGTCTTTGCCCAGCTTTCTGCCATCTTTTTTAGGTCGCTCATTCTTGTCTCCTTCTAGGTCAAAGTAACTGCTGTCTTTGTCTCCCAAAGTTGTAAAGCTAATATGGAAATGAGAACGATGAGGATTAGGGCCTGAGTATTTACGCCGCTTCCAACCGAGTATCGGACTCATTATCTTTCCATCATAGATAATATATTTAATGCGCTTATCGCCCTGCTTGGCGCACTTACGAATTTTCTCAACCAACGCATAAGCTTCTTCTTTGTGCGCTGCTAGGTCAGAATCAATGTCTATAGCTCTAACGATTCCATTTGCTGGTATATGGTCAGAATTGCCTTTAGCAATGTGCCGAGCATCAGCAATCCAGCCGTCAGACTTCCTATCGCGATCAGGATAATCGTCATCAATTTGCTCCCGAAGTTGGACGCCAGCTGCACATAATTTAGCCATTACGAAATAAGAAGCTTTGCCTCATCCTCAGTAATTCCCAGCCGATTCAACAAGTCCGCCTTTTGGGTGGTTTTTGCTGCATTCTGCTCGGCTTTCCAAGAATCGTATTGCGCAAAACCTGCTTCGAATTCTTCTTTAGTTAAAGGCTCGCAAGTTAAAAAGGTGATGCCTTCATAATCTTCGCCTACTTGCATAAAACCGCCATCGGGTCTAAGCATCCCTAAAACTTCGTATGATTTAGCCATTACGCACCTATTTCCATAAGAATCATTACTGCCTGATTATCAGCCCCACCTGCTTGAACTAACGCATTTGCTGTTCCGTTTGGGTTCATAAACTGCAATTCATAAGTTGTTGATGAAGTAGTGCTAGGGCTGTCTAAGTAGATTTGAGTGTATCTAGTTCCTAAATAAACGCTGTTGGCTTTTTGTGCCACATAAGTATCTTCAATGATAGTTGTGCTACCTCGCCGTATTCTAAAACTAATGTTGTTAGTTGTTGCTTCATCTGTAACCCGATAAGTGACGGCTGCCATAATTAAGATTTTTGAGCTAGCGGATGAAGGTGTAATCGCTTGACTTAATCCTGTTGTTTGATAAGTGGTTGTGGCATTACTTCTAAAAGTGCTATCTGTGTCTTGAATTACCTGCAACACTTTGCCACCGGCAGCAGGAGCAGCCCACTTCAGACCTGTTGCTTCAGCAGAATCTGCTGTAAGAATGTAGGTGTTTGTGCCAACCGCTAGGCGGTCGAATGTGTCTGAACCAGTTCCAACTACTAAATCCCCTTTGGCATCAAATTCAGTTGCAACTGTGTTAGTTACTACTGGAATCGGGCCAGTTCCTGAGGCTACTGAAATACCAGTGCCAGCTTGAACTTCAGTTATATCGCCTTGATCATTATTTATCCAAGCAGGAACGCCACCTGATACCGCTAAAATCTGACCAGCAGTTCCTATTGGCAAAGCAGTATTTACATTCGCAGTTGCTGATCTATAAGCAAGAGCGCCAGTAGTAGTCTGTGGGTTTAAGTTCTTTGTCGTTGTATCAATTGAGCTTCCCAATGTGCGAATTGCAGCTGCGCCATCCTTGACGAGATCAGTATCGTCAGGAGTGTCCCAGCCGTAATTAGTAGTCGTTGCCATTTAGTCTCCTATGCCACAATTGTAGCGTTATACCATTCCAGTAATGGGTTTATTGTATTCCAACTCTCTACCGCTGGGACTGAGTTCCAACGGAAGGCTTGCAGGCTGAAAGCTATAGGCGATAGGTTCATAGTCAGGTCTAGGCGGTTAAGACTTGCAGTCCAAGTCCAACCCTCAACAAATCCTTGAAACTCGCCATCAGTCATATTGATTGGCAGATTAGTGATATTCAATGGCATACCCATAAATACATTTAGAAGGCTATCTCGGTCGGCATTGTCAATCTCTGGATTAGCCGTAGTAAAGGTTATCTGCCGTAGGGCAAATTGAGGATAAGCGCGAATAAGTAGATAGAAGGCTGCTTGGGCTTCAGCGTCGTGTATATGCCTAAGAGTGGTAGATATTGTGGTAGCTAATTGGCCGTAAAGGGATATAGAAGCTGCATCCTCATCAGTTACTGATGCGCTGCCAATGCCATAGCCGACTGTAATTGCGTTTCGGACATCGCCAGCGCGCTTGACTATGGAAAGAGCTGGGCCAATTGCGTGATTGCCATCCAAATCAACATAGCCGTTAGTTGCAAGGTATTGGCTTCGGTGTGTCGAATCAGCATAACCAATTCGACCTTGAGCATCCTCATATAAGTAACCAAGTCCGCTAGTGGCATACCTAGAAGCTAAATTATAAACTGTGTCATTAAGGCCAGTCTCTGAGTGCAACTCATAATCACCAGGAGTATCAATCTCTCCTAGTCCGCTATTTTCTGCATCCTGCCATTGGGTAGTCGCGTCGTAACCATTCCAAGTCTCGGCAGCTGGCACTTCATTCCATTGGTCGAATAATACGCCGCTAAGCAATTCCTCAATGCGGTCTCCATCAAATTGATGGGCAAAGTTGCCAGTATAAACTGCCCTAGCAAGTCGCGCTAAAGCTCCTACTGCAACAATTCTAATCTGCTGGCTGGTCGCTGTTGATCCTGAACTCTGGACTGTAATGCCTAAGTCAGTAATAAAGCCGCCAAAAAGATTAACATAAGCGCCAGTAGAGTCTTGGACTTCTATTGTTACTGCGTCATTTACTTCATAAGGAACTGACGCTTCAGCCGTCTCAATAAGACTTAGATTGCAGTAACCAGCAATTGGCTGTTGATAAATATCGGTGCGACCCGAGGTAATAGTTAAGCCGCTAAGGGTTGCGCTAGTAACTGTAACGCCATCAACCTTAACTCTATAAACTGGATTCCAGAGGGTCATTGCGCTACTAGGCCGCCAAGGATTGCGCCGCCACCGCCGTTGCGAGCGTTGCTAGTGTTTAATGCTAATACTACGGCCCGAGTAAATCCTTCTTCATCTATAGCACTAGGAGCATTAACATTAACAATGACATTGCCGCGCTCATCGCCTCGTCTTGCAGCTGCTACATCAAAGCTAGAAGGGATGGCATTACCGCTTGGAACTATCGTTGATGGGGCAGTGACCAATGATGGTGACGATACGGAAGGACTAACGACATTAGGTTTTGCAGGTGTGACTGGAGTAATTGTTACTGATGGCGTAGTTGTGACCTTTGGAGTTATAACGACACCAGATGGCAAAGACGCGGCTGCAACTGTGTTTGACGATTTTGTTCCTGCATCAAAATCTACCTTAGGTACTGTTTTGATATCAGGCCCAGATTTAATTAGATTTAATCCGCGAATAACGGCATTTATACCAGTTATTGCTGCGTTTATAATTGGCTCAAGAGCGTTTAACGCGATGGCTACTGCGCTGACAATTCCAG